CCTAGTGATATTATTAAATTTGACTCAACTGAATTTATTACTGTCCCAAATAGTTGGGGGTCAAGTCAAGACTCACAGATAAGATCAGTTCGTGAAAATGGTGATTCCTCAGTAAACCAGAATCAAATCAAACACGTTTATATAGAGAATGCAGGAAGTGGGTATGCAAATGGTTTGAGTCAAGAAGTTGATATAATTGGTGATGGAGATGGTGCTAAAGCAAGAGTCGATGTTGTAAACGGTACAATTACAGATGTTACTGTAAGTGCTGGAGGTAAAGGTTATAGTTATGGTATTGTTGACTTGGGAACTTTAAGTAGTGGAGTTAGTACATCCACTGGTCGTGCAAAACTTATTCCGATTATTCCACCTGGTTTAGGACACGGTTCAGATGTATATACTGAATTAGGAACTGATAGGGTAATTGTTTATGCTCGATTTGATGATTCAACAAAGGATTTTCCAATTGATACTAAGTTCTCACAGGTAGGAGTTGTAAAGAATCCTACAAAAGTAGGAACATCAGTAACGTATACTGATAATACATATTCTTCACTACAGGCAGTTAAGTTTGACACTGTAACTGGAGTTCCAGAGGTTGGTGAAGAAATAAAGCAAGTATTGACTATTGCACCAAATGCAGGAAAAGTTTCTACTGCTTTTGTTGCATCATATGATTCTGAAACAAAAGTGTTAAAATATTTTAGAGATCGTTCTCTAAATTTTAATAGAACAACATACGATCATACTGATTATGCTGGTATCTCAACTGCTGGTAGAATATATGATTTTGAATCCCAAATAGGTGCTAATAATATTGAGGGTAAAAAATCATTTTTTGCTGGTGCCATCTCTCGTGAATTTTCTGGTATAACAACAAATCCCACAGGTAATAAATTAATTAACTTGGGAGTGAACTTTATTTCAGGACTTTCTAATTCTGAGATAAATAAAGGGTCAGGAGAAATAGTTTACTTAGATAACAGACCATTGATTGTTAGAAACTCTCGTCAAAAGGAAGACATTAAAATCATACTAGAATTCTAAAATGCCACAAAAGACTAACTTAAATATATCACCTTACTATGATGATTTCAATAAGGACGATAATTTTTACAAAATATTATTCAAACCTGGTTATCCAGTTCAGGCAAGAGAGTTAACGGGTTTACAGTCTCTTCTTCAGAATCAGGTTGAGTCTTTTGGTAAACATATATTTAAAGAAGGTTCAATGGTCATACCAGGTGGTATTGAACTTGATAGATCATATTTTTCTGCAAAAATAAATGATACACATCTTGGCATTGATGTTTCAGTATATTTAAGTAGTATAATTGCATCGAATGGTGGTAAAGGTTTAAGGGTTAGAGGTCAAACATCAGGCATAGTCGCAACAATTAAGAATTTTATATTACCTCCAGCAGAGGGTGTAGATAATATTACAATTTTTATAAAATATCAACAATCTGGAACTAGTGGTGAGAGTACTTCATTTCCAGATGGTGAAGTTTTAATATTAGAAGAACCATTAACATATGGTAATACCACATTAACAATTGGTGAAACAGTTTTAACACTTGTATCTGAAGATGCAACTGCCACAGGATGTGCGTTTGGTGTAAACGCTGGTGTTTACTTTATGCGTGGAAGTTTTGTAGATGTACCAGCATCTCTACTAATATTAGAACCATATTCAATTGAACCATCTTATAGAGTTGGATTTGATATTTCAGAAGAAATTATAAACTCAAATGATGATGCATCATTGTATGATAATGCAAAAGGATTTACAAACTTTGCAGCTCCTGGTGCAGATAGATTTAAAATATCAGTTAAATTATCTAAAAAAGCATTAACTGACTATGAAGATACAAACTTTGTAGAGTTGATGAGAGTTGATGTTGGAGAAATTAAAAAATTACAAGATACATCAACATATAGTGAAATTAAGAAGTATTTTGCAAAAAGAACATATGATGAATCAGGAGATTATTCAGTAGAACCATTCCGTGTAGAAATTCAAGAAACTCTTAATGATGAAATTGATTCAGCGGGATTATTCACAACTGATAGATTAACTGATGATGGAAATGTGCCTGATGATAATTTAATGTGTGTTAAATTATCACCAGGTAAAGCATATGTAAAAGGTTTTGATGTAAATGTATCTGGTACAACTGTATTAGATGTTGAAAAACCAAGAGATACCAAAACAGTTAACACATCACTAGTTCCATTTGAAATGGGAAGTCTTATTAAGGTCAATAATGTCTCTGGTGCACCTTTTATTAGTTTAGGTGGTGCAAATTCAAACGTGGTTAAATTATATAATCAAAGAAGAGGAAGCACTAGTAATACTGCAATACAAGGGCAAGAGATTGGTGAAGCAAGAGTATATTCTTGGGGAGTTTCTGATGCACCATACACTGGTGCCACTACAGATTGGGATTTACATCTTTATGATATTCAGACATTTACTATATTAAAATGCACCGATATTAATATAACTATTTCTCAAGGAGAAAGGGTTAGAGGTTTAGCAAGTGGTGCAATTGGATATCTTGCTAAAAATCGTGGAACTACAGGTATTAATGAACTTTGTTTATCACAAACAACAGGTACATTCATAGTTGGAGAGAGTTTAATAATTAATGAAAGATCCACCGTTGCAGGAACATCAATTAAGGAGATAGTCGCATATAATGTTGATGATATTAAAACAATACGTCAAGACGTTGCTAGTTCTGCAGGTATAGCAACATTTTTTGCAGATACAGTATTATATGATCGTGTTTTACCTGGTTTTTCACCTTCAGACCAAATTAATATAGTAGGAACTGCAGCAACTTCTATCAATCGTAATTTTGCTGGTAAAGTTGGTATAAAAACAGATTCAATTATTGCATTCACAGGAGTAGATTCTACTGATCCTGTTTTTAATAGAGTAACTAATATTTCAACTGATGGAAAAACTTTAACATTAGCATCAACACAGGATGTTGCTGGAATTAATGTTGGTGGCACATTAGGAGTAAGTGAAACAACTACAAGTCCATTTAGAATTAAAGTTCCTAAAGTTTTAAATCTTGATAAATCTGGTATTTTTACTGAACTACCTAAAGAAAATGTAGAAAGTGTAAATTTTGCAGATTCAAATTTAATAATTAGTAGACAAATTACAGGTCAATCAGTTACAAGTAATTCATTAACACTATCATCACAGGCAGGATTAAATGTAAATTCAGGAATCACTAGTGCATTCTTTGAACCATTTGATGCTGAAAAATATTCAATTACATATAATGATGGTACAATTGAAACTTTAACATCTGATCAAGTCTCGATTACTAATGGTGGAGATACTATCTCCTTTAGTGGACTAGGCAAGGCAACAAATCATAATGTTACTGTCGGTGTAACTCTCAAAAAACTTGGCATAACAAGTAAAACAAAAGATTATTTAAGAAGTCAATCACTTGAAGTAACAAGAACTCAAGGAGTTTCCACACTTAATAGTTCATTAACTTCCAGTTCTGCATATGGATTAAGAGTTGAAGATGAAGAAATATCATTAAATGTGCCTGATGTTGTAAAAGTTATAGCTGTGCTTGAATCGAAAAATACTGCGACACCTGTTTTAGATAAACTAACTTTTATTTCTGGATTATCATTAGATACTAATACAATAATTGGTGAAAAAATAAAGGGTCAAGATAGTCGTGCTATCGGACAAATTGTAAGTCGTACTTCAAACACCATTGATTTTGTATATTTAAATGATAATGTGTTCACAATTGGTGAAGTTGTTAAATTTGAAGAATCTGCGATTGAATCGGTTTTACAAGGTGTAGCAGTTGGTAATTACGTTGATAGAACAAGCAATTATACTTTAGATAAAGGTCATAAGGAACAATATTGTGATTACTCAAAAATTGTTAGAAATTCTAAATCTGCAATTCCCTCTAAAAAATTATTAATTATATTTGATAAGTATGCAGTTGCAAGTGGAAATACTGGTGATTTATTCACTGTCAATTCATACACACAAGAAAGATATTCCAAAGATTTACCGATTGTAGGTATGAATCAAGCATCAGATATTTTAGATTATCGTCCTAGAGTAAGTAATTTTACTCCTAGTGGTGACAAATCTCCATTTGCATTTGTAAGTAGAGTTTTTGAATCAACAAATCCGTTTGTAATTACTCCAAATGAAAGTTCATTGCTTGGATTTGATTATTATCTTGGTAGAATTGATAAATTAATTATTGATAAAGATGAATCAGTTGAAATTATATCTGGAGAACCATCTGAATTTCCACAACCACCATCAAGTAATAGCGATGCAATGGAGGTTGCAGAAATATTATTACCACCTTACTTGTATGATGTAAGAGACGCTGAGATAAGGTTGAAAGATAACCGTAGATTCACAATGCGTGATATTGGTGCACTAGAGAAGAGAATAGAAAATCTAGAGACATTAACATCATTAAGTGCACTTGAATTAGATACAAAATCATTACAAGTTAAAGATGCTGATGGATTAAACAGATTTAAAACTGGTTTTGTTGTAAATGATTTCAAGGACAGATCATTTATTGACTTTAGCCCTGAAGGTGGTTCTAAGTGTGATATTGATGTTTCACAAAAAGAATTATATTGTGCTATTGATTATTGGTCAATGAATCCTGAACTTGCTTATAATACAGGAGTAGATGTTTCTACTGCAGATACCAATTCAAATATTCAACTTTTAGACCCAAATTGTAAAAAAACTGGTGATTTTATTACTTTAAATTATGACGAAGTAGATTGGATTGAGAATCCACAAGCAACCACAACTGAGAATGTAAATCCATTTAATGTTATTGCTTTTCATGGAGTTGTTCATTTAGATCCTCCTTCTGATAATTGGTCAAGAACAATATATGTTAATAATAAAAGAATTGAATCTACTGGTGCAAGATGGGTTCAAAATTCAAACGTCGTATCTGATACAACTACAAGAGGTAGAACAAATACTACTGTAAATGTTACACGTAGCGGGAGAAGAACAACTAGAACAACAACTAATAGAACAAGAATTACAAGAAGAATTGAAAGAAGTTTTACTAATACATTAGTTGGACCTTCAGAGGAAAAAGATTTTATAGAAAGTACAAAAACATCATCAGATATAGATCCATTTATGAGATCAAGAAACGTTGCTTTTGCAGCAGCTGGTCTAAAACCTCTTACAAGACATTATCATTTCTTGGATAGTGGAGTGCCAGATATTGTTCCAAAATTAATTGAAATTGAAATGGCATCTGGTACATTCTCTGTTTTTGAAGATGTTAAAGTAGAGATAAATGGAAGTCAAATTGGTTTGATTAGGTCACAAAGTCCAAATCATAAGTATGGTGATGAAAGTAGACCAGAATTTACTGCAGGATTAGGTGCTCCTAACTCAAAAGTTGAAAAATATATTATTGATCCATATGATCGTACGAGACCAGCTCCATCAGCAACTTATTCTGCTACATCAAGATTGTTCAATGTAGATGTAATTGGACTTGCAAATTTAGAAAAATATTTTGGTTATGTAGTTAAAGGTGCGAAATTAACTGGTGCTTCAAGTGGTGCTGTGGCAACCATATCTAATATTAATCTATTTTCTGATAATTGGGGTGACGTAATTGGTGCTTTCTTCTTTAGAAATGCCAATGCTATTCCAAAACCACCTACTTTATTTACAACTGGCAATAAAACATTTAAAGTTACATCGACTGAAGATGGAACTATACCATTACCATCTGATTTACCATTAGCGAGTAGTGCAAGTGGAACTTTCTTAGGAACTGGAACGGTTCTAACACAAACAAATCAAGTTGTACAACTTAGAAATCCACCTGCACCTCCAGCGAGAGAAAATGAAGTAACTATAACTACTCGTGATGAAGTAACTTCAAGAACTGCAACCACAGGAGGAGGTAGACGAGTTGGTAGAAGAGAGAGGAGTTGGAGAAGGAGAAGAAGAAGAGCAGGTAGGAGAGATCCTTTAGCACAATCATTTACAGTAAATGAAACAGGTGCATTTTTAACTTCTTTCGATGTTTACTTTGCATCTAAAGATGATTCTGCAAAATTAACAGTTCAGTTAAGAACAGTTGAATTAGGAATCCCTACTGATATATTAGTTCAAGATTTTGCTGAAGTTGTAATTAATCCAAACGATATTAATGTTTCAAACGATGCTTCAGTACCAACAACAATTTCATTCTCATCTCCAATTTATCTACCCCCAAATGAAGAATTTGCATTAGTTTTCTTATGTCCATCATCTGACAAATATACAATGTGGTGTTCAACAATGGGTGAAAAATCCATTAAAACAACACAATTACCTGATGTACAAAATGTAGTTGTATCTAAACAGTACCTTGGTGGTAGTTTATTTAAATCACAAAATGGAACAATCTGGACAGCTAGCCAAAACCAAGATTTAACATTCAAACTTCGCAAAGCACGGTTTGTAGATTCAGGAACTGTTACACTTTATAATACTCCAATTGAACCAGGCAATTTCAATACTCAAGTATTGACCAATAACCCAATTCGTTCATTGCCACGAAAGTTAAAAGTAACTATTGATGGTAGTGGAACAAGAACAAATGCTAATTTACCGATTGGTAGAAAAGTAAGTACAGGTGCTGCTGGTGATTCGGAAGATCAAAGTGTAACAGGTATTATTGAAGGACAAGGAGCTCCTATTTCAACTGAAGAAGTTGTAACAGGTGGTTCAGGTTATAGCATAAGTGGAACTGTTAGCACAGTTGCTTTGACTGGAAGTGGATCTGGTTGCACAGTAACCGCTACAGTATCAAGTGGTGTAGTTACTGCTGTTGCAATACAATCTGCAGGAACTGGGTATCAAGTTGGTGATGTATTAACAGTAGATAATAGTCATAGTGGTGTAGTTAGAGGTGCTGGATTGAAGTTTGTTGTCACTGCAATCAATTCAACGTTCGATACTCTATATCTAACTGATG